CAAGCAGCGTTGAAGCAGTTGAAGCGTGCAGCGGCAGAGTACAAGGAAACGAAGCAAGCCAAGCGAGTGGACGAAAACGGCGACGATTTCGATTCGCTCCACGGCTGCGGCTAAGTCAGGCGAACGCAATGCGTAACCGAGCCCCCGCCGGTTACGCCTCCATTTCAAAAACGCCGAATCGGGGGCTTCGGTTCACGCAATTGTTATCGGGCGATCATGACAGCAATCACACATTATCAATGCAATTTGTGCCATCGGGATTTCGACCACAAAAAATCGACGGGAGCTATCCCGGATGGTTGGCCAGTGCGATGGTCAGGGCCGGGAGTAGCAAGACCGGAACTAGGCGACAACCTAGAGTCTGCCGATTGGGCAAATGCACCAATTCACATTTGCCAGAATTGCGTGCGAGCAATGGGACTTTTTCGGGATTGGGTGGAACGCGAAAGCACGTTGCTGAAGCCGCCGCCGTCGTCCCGATAACGCTTTGGATAATCCGGTTGCGGAGGAAAAACTATGAACTTGCCAAAACGCGTAATCCGCAACTCGGATTCATCCAATTGTTCCACGGCCTCTGTGTTGTGCGACCGTTGCATGGGCGAAGGCGGATGGTGGGATAACGAATCGATAGATCAATGGTATCCGTGTGAGAATTGTAATGGATTTGGGAGGGTATGGAAAATGGGCGATTTGATTGAAAGGCTGAGAACGTATTCCGACCAGCTAGGCGGCATTACAGACGAGGCAGCAGACGAGATTGAGCGATGGAAGACAATCGCAAAAACACTATTCAAGTCGAAGGTATTGAAGATGCAAGGATTTTCAGACCCGTTTTACCAGACCGATTTTACAACAGTCCACGCGGAATTGAGATTGGAAGGAATCGACGTAGACGCATTCCTGAAGCGATGTAACGAAGCGGTAGAGCAAGGCTACACAAAAGCATTGCAAAACGGATGCAATCACATAATTGTCGAAGACGATTGTGGTTCGGCGGTCTGCGGAAAGTGCGATAAGGATTTTGGTTGGTATTGCCAGATTGCAACTAAGCATTTTTGCGAGTACGAAGGCGACGAATGCTGCATCCACTGTGGTGCACCGGAAGAAAGGCAGTAAATGGCGAAGGTCACGGATAGAGAAAGAGCGATCGACTCACTGCAACGGTTGTTTGATTTTGCGTGGTCAGAGGAGCAGATAGCATTGAGACACGCGGACAACTGCAAGGAATTTAAAGACTTTCGAGCGATGGACAGACACGTGGCATACGCACAAGCAATGCGGAAGATGCACCAGCGGATAAACAGCTACGCTCGCAATTTGTATTTCCATGATGTAACCACAGCGAAAGAGGCGTCAAGTGGCAAGTAACACGTTCACGATTGAATTGTCAGACCAGGACCGACGACGCATTGATGCGTTGTGCAAAGCGATGTGCCCAACGGGCACGGTCGCCGTGGTCGTCTACGTTGAAACCGTAGGTTTCACGGATGGCGTTCACCTGTTTAGCAGCGTAGACGACGCGGAGCGTTGGATGCTGCAAGAGATTCGGCAGCATGGTGGCGAGCAGTCACATTTGACGCTGGACGAGTTTCAGAAGCGGCTCAAGCCGAACGAGGATTTTTGGATCGTTGACGTTCACGACAGGAGTCGGTAGGTCCGTGGAACACCCAAAATCACCGGGTTGCCGCCGGGGAGTATCGTTGAGGAAACAGCCGGACGGCAACTCCGGTGCATTTTTTTGTTCGCCTGCTTTTAGAGGTTGATATGGCCAAAAAAGAATACGAAGTTTGCGTTCCGATTACCGGCATTATTTGGGTCACGGTCGAGGCTGAAAGCGAGAAGGAAGCGATCAAAGCGGCGTTTGAGTCCGAGCAGTTGACGCTAGATCATGTTGAGGAGTGGGAAGCCCACGAAGAGATTTGCACCGGCAACGTACTTCACGCTTCCCAAAACACGGCTTACGCGGTTGAGGTGAAGTAAGTCAGGCGAACGCAATGCGTAACCGAGCCCCCGCCGGTTACGCCTCCATTTCAAAAACGCCGAATCGGGGGCTTCGGTTCACGCAATTGTTAGGTGGCGATTATGGGAGTAGTGGCAAATATTGATTACGACAAGTTTCCCGAGCAAGGATCGTGGAAGGGTGTTCGTTGCAAGGTGTGTTTTAACTATGGTAGCGAAACTATAGAGGGCGTTATTGTCCGCGATGATCGCGAGGCTCCACACAGGACAATCATTCAGTTGGATGACGGGCGTTTCGTGCTGGCGTCTGAGTGTCAGTATCAACCAGATCGAACGTCCACCTAACAATTTATTAACCTGCGCAGCGCAGATTAACACGACAAACAAAGGAAAACAAATGGCAACAATCGACGACGTCAGAAAATACCAAACAGAACCATACAGCCTCCTAACCGAAAGCGACTGGCTACAGATCGAGCAAGCCGCATCCGGTTGCATCTCAGGCACAAGCGACGACTGGCCTGCATTGTGCCATGCGGTGGCTTTGCTACTTGGTCATCCATTGCACCATCGCAAGTCGGCAGCGTGGCTACAAGGCTTTTGCGAGGGTGTGATGATTCAGGCGGGAAAGTTGCAGGAAGTGCAAGCGGAACCTGACGCTGTGAAATTGTGCCCTGCTGACTTTTTAGGAAAAGCAATCTTGCTGCACTTGGCAATCAAAGAACTTACCAGCGAACTTACGGTGGAAATTTGCCAAAACTGCCCACGGTTAGTGTTGATGGTTCTTTCGGACCTGGATCGGCGAGCGGAAGAAATTGTTGAGGCAATGAAATCGACGAACAATGGCTAGCGGGTGTGTGGCCGAAAGACCGCGTGTGGGCGTTTCGGATCAACCATCGCAGCACGCAGAGCTAGCCAGAGTGCCATCGGCCTGGAGACGGGCCGGTGGTTTTTACTGACAACTATCATGAACGGAAATACAGATGGACCAGATAGACGAAATCAGAATGTACAACTTAAAAGAGGTTTGCAAGATGCTTGGACCGCATGCCAATACGATCATGAAATGGTCAAAGGAGGGCAAATTTCCTAGTCCTAAAAAGACTGGAGAAAAGACGTACTGGTGGTTCGGTTGGCAGCTTCGTGAGTGGATTTACCAACAACCACCCACAATGAGCCACAAGTGACGGAATCTTTACGCTGACGGTATCCCTGGCGTTGGTAGGGTTGTGGAAACAACTCGCTGCACAGGGGATTTACCGTGGGTATCAAGTCGGCTGGAAGATTGCACGCTGAGGAACTTTGCAAGAAGTATCCTGACCATTCGAACATCGGCTTGGCTAAAAAGCTAAGGGTGGATTATCCAGAATGCTTTTCTAGTGTCGAGAACGCCAGATCGATTATTCGAAAGATTCGAGGCGTCTCTGGTACGGAACTCAGGCGAACGGCTACACAGCCACGGGCAAAAGGCAAGGCTGGGCAAGTTCCGAAGATGCCTCCTAGCTTGGCAGAGCCTTGGACTCCATTTGATCTTGGCAGTGGCGTTCGAGTTGGCGTGATAAGTGACACCCACATTCCCTACCATTCGGAAGTGGCGTTCGAAGCTGCTGTCAAGAACCTGAAGGATCGCAAACTGGATGTGCTGCTGCTGAATGGTGACATCGCAGACTTTTACAAGATCAGTCGATGGCAACGCGATCCGGCGAAACGAAGCTTTGGAGAGGAACGAAAGCTGGTTATTGAGGGTTTAGCATGGCTCCGAAGTGAGTTCGGCCAACGTGTGAGATTTGTTTACAAGTTGGGAAATCACGAAGAACGCTGGAATCACTTTGTCTGGAATCAGTGTCCTGAAATTTACGACCTTCCTCAGATGCAGATTGACACACTGCTGGAGTTTGCCAAGTTTGGGATTGAACTGGTTGAGGATCAGCGGCCAGTACTGGCAGGCAAGTTACCAATCTTCCACGGCCACGAACTAGGGCGCGGCGGGATTGCTTCGCCAGTCAACCCAGCTCGCGGTGCTTTTCTTCGCACTCATCACACGGTTTTGGTAGGTCACTCCCACCAGACTTCAGGACATGCCGACACCAACCTTTGGCACGATGAAACGTTCGTTTGGTCTACTGGTTGTCTTTGCGACCTGACTCCAGAATACGCAAGGGTGAACCGTTGGAATCATGGCTTTGCGTTTGTGGAAGTGTCACAAGATGGCAACTTCAACGTGCAGAATCTGCGAGTTTCACGCGACGGAAAGGTTAGGTCGGCATGATCCGCAAGGGCGACATCGTTCAACTTTCCTTTAGAGACCATGCTGAAGGCACTGACCATTTTGAGTTCACAACCTACGGCAGGGTTCAAAGTCAAACCAAACTGGCAATCGTTCTTTGCTGTTGGCAGTACGCAGACACCAAAAAACCTGTTTGCGCGGAAGATGCCAATGTGATTGTCCACACGATCCTGAAGTCCACGATCACTCGAATACAAAAGTTGGTTGCGGTTTGACACAACCACCCACAATCAGCCACAAGCAGGCAAGACAGATGCGTGGCTAGCAACACGCAAGCGATAATCTTAGACATTCCAACCAAGTGCTTTCCAGGAGCAAACCATGCCACCGATTGTCAAAACTCTCATCACTTCACGACGATTTTGGGCGGCGGCGGCGGTTATCGCTGTGCCAGTTCTCAACGAAAAGTTTGGATGGGGACTTTCTGAAGAAGTCTTTGTAACGAGTGCCATTGCTGTTGTCGGTTGGATTCTTGGTGAATCGCTGCGATCTAGCGAAGGACCGAAAGCAAGTGCTTAGGCTGCGAATGCGACTCGCAGCACGCGAGATCGCAAGGCAGGCATGGGTCAAGTCGCATGGACGGGGCGATGATGCTCGTCTGTTGTTCGAGAAGAACGAACGGATTCAGAAGTTTTCTCCGGCGACAATCCTGCTGATGCTGCAACTTGCGATGGCGTTGTGGCAATGGTGGAAAGATCG